ACTTTTTGATCACTATGAGTTTTAGGTTTCTATTGACCTTCTTGGACAGTGAGCAAGACGATTCATTAGCCTTCGACTTTTTCGACCGACAGATTCTCGACCTGCATACCCAAACCACTCAACATTATATTACTCACGTTCGTAACCATCTTATCGCATTCCCAAACTTATATGAAATTGTCAGATTTAAAAGATTACTAGATCAACTAGATACATTGAGTTACTCTGATATTGCAAGTGAGTGTTCAGACCAACCGGATTCATATAAGGTGGAGACATTGACGCTAACACCCTCCGTACGATTAATTAAGAAAGCGATTAATTCAGGATGGATCCAGCCAATTCCATACGCGACACGATCCTTGGATTTTTCAGGCTCATGTTCTCGACTTTTGATGTATCAAGCAACCCCGAGATTGACGAAAATCGTGGACTCAATTTCTATGAAAGTAGCGCTCCTAGAACAAAAACGGATAATACGAACTACAACGTATCGAACTCGCAAACACTCCATAGCTTCGACAGCGAGCAGTTCTTCGATGTATTCTTGGGGCAACAGATACGAGAACTTTTAGATTCGAGCGATGCATTTGCTGAAGTTTTAACCCATACTCAATCAGGGCGTTGCGGTCAGTGTTTGCGCATACCTTATCGCGGATGGTGTTCAGTATCATTAGCTCAAGCGATCGGATATGATCCAGATTCAGTTAGTATTCGCGAATGTTTTATACCTTATAATAGCGTGACGAAATTTTGCCAAATCGTGAGTGCATTTTCTCAATGTAATGTCGCTATATGTTATGTGCAATTTGATGGTTCAATGCGTTTAGAGATGTTAAAGCAGTTTTCACACACCCAATTGATTATGCTACATTTAGACATCACTTCGCTAACAACAACTAGATTTATGCTTGATAGAGATATTCTAGGAAAATTGTTTCCTGGCATGGGATTAGTATGTGTACCTAACGCAATTCCAGTCAAAAGTATAAAAACTCGTTCCATTTGTTGGACTCACACCAAATGTGATGATGTCATATACACATCTCAAGAAATATTTCCTATCGACTACTTTTCAAACATTGAATATTTGAAGATTACAATGCCATTAGGAAGTGCCGTAGGTGCTAGACGAGCGCATCCGTTAACCATCGGATGCATTAATGAGGATGAAAAGGACATAAAAGCACGATACGCTAAAAGTTTAAAAGTGCGTTCAACAACTTACAGAAATATTCCACATTCATTATTGCGAAAATATCCAGATCGCGCTATTGAGAAGACATATGATCTAGGAGACGTTTTCAAAGACGGAAATATAGAAGTAAAGAGCAAAGCGTGGAATTACGACTATTCAAACCCAGGGGCACCAGTACATACCAGTTTAGGTGGAACTATGACCGAGTTGGAAGCATCAGTATTTACAACTTTACCCACGCGACTTCTCCTCCGAGGAATTTGCTGTTCATGCGATAGCTTTCGTCATGTTACTACCTATGTTCAAAAGATTAGTGAAAGAGATGGTGACTACTTTTATCAGAGCGCTTTCATGTTATCTAGAAGTAGACAAGCACTCCAAATTTTGGTGATCGTGCAACACACCACAGCTATTTTGCCTGGCTATATTCTCCCAACAGCGTTTATCGCAATTACCCATTCCGATGAAACGCATGCTCTCATTAACGAAATGAGCGATGGGCAGCACTCCACTCAATTTCAGATTCTATTGACAACGAAAGCGATAGATAGGTATGTGGCAGAGGCCAGAAAATGGAATGTTTATTTAAAACATCGTGGAGATTATCTACCAGCTTCTGTTGTCGAGAACTCCTTTAAGATCGAAAATGGTTTAACTATGTACCAGAGACAAATGTGGCTGCCACGATTGGAGTACAAACCAACTTTTCAACAAATTAACTTAGATTATGATGAAGGTGTGTACTCGTCACTAGAATCATATCCGTTACTATCGTTTTCTATTGAGTGTGTTCCCGAGGACGTGTGGAGTTATGGCGCGATAGATCATGACTTGCTTAGATTGCCATGTGGAATGTTTAGCGGCAATAATAACAAACATGCGAATGATCATAGATGTATTCTATATTTGCTTCGATACGCCAACCGACAATGTTCACAGCTGCACCCATCACATAATTTATATGACGCATTTGCAGATAGATGTGTTATCACGACTCATCCTAGTGTATTCGTTCCTAGTTACTATCATCATCCTAAGGTCCATATTGGTTGAAGCTATCATCGTCCGAAGTCCCTCCGGGAGACGGCTCTAGAATCTAATAACTCGACCTCACGCCTTGTACCCAGGCACCATACAGTGATCAATCTAGAGC